CTCTCGCTACACTGATGATCCTCACAGCTCTGGAGCAGTTTTCTGCCGAGGTCGCAAAGTCTAAGCCTGAAGACTATCCGCCCCTCGGTCTGGTGCATCCTGAGAGCTGGATAGAGCTGGGGAGGGATATCCAGAAACAATTAGCCAACTGATGAGCCTCTGAAATACAGGCGAAAGCCCCAGCTCTGGGGCTCTTGGTTTAACAATCTGCTAGGAGGTTTATTTTGGTTCAATTCTTTATTAACTCTAAGCCCGTGCCCCGTGCTATGGCTCGGTATCGGGTCGCTGAGGCTAACCCCTCCCGATCTGTTGCGGAGCTGTCTGGGGTCATTTCTAAGGCTGTGGCTGGTGATCGTGAGGCGGTGCGGTTCCTTGCGGTCTATGGCGTATCTATTGCGGTGGGTGGGTAGTGTTCCCCCGCTTGGATTGGCTGTTTAATCTGGTGGTCTGGATCGCTGCGGTCTATGCGGTCTGGGTCGCTGTTTCTGCTGTTCTTTTATATGTTTAGGGAGAGGCGTAAATGCAAATTAAAAATGTAGCTGTGTATAAATTTGGGGAGCTGTCGGATCCTGCCAAAGGCAAGGCGGTAGCGTATTTCCGAGATCGGTTCGAGTATCCATGGTATGACGAGGCTATGGGATCGATCAGGGCATTCGTGAGGGCTTTGCACGGGGATGTAACGGATTGGTCTATTGGAGGCGAGGTTTATCGGTCTTTTGTTAAGACAACGCTAGACGAGTCTTTTTTTACGGATCTGGAGCTGTCCGATTTTGTTCGGGATCATATGCCTACGGGCTATTGTCTGGATGCGACTCTCTGGGTGGTTTTCTATGATGAGTTTAAGAAAACGGGGGACGGGTTTCATGCCTATAAAAAGGCAATAGAGTCCGCACTATCTGAGATCAATTCGGATGTGGAGTATCACTATTCGGATGAGTCTGTTATTGAAAATATTGAGATCAACGAATACGAATTTGAGGCGGATGGTTCACCATTTTTTAGCCGTGTTCGTGAGAGTGCAACAGCCTGAGTGCTGTGATCCTGATGCCCTACGGGGCATTGGGATCGCCATTTGGTGATCATTAACTGCTAGGAGGTAATTTATGCGTAAGTATGAGGTGTGCGTGTATCGAGCCCTAATCCGTCAGGAGGATGGCTCGGAGATGGATGTAGATATTGGAGTCGTTGAAAAGGGAGTCCCATTTGAGGCTTATTGGGATTCGTGGATTGATGAAAGGATCTACTTCACAATGACCAGAGCTGATCTTGAGGCTCTAGAGATCGGGGACGAGCTTGCCGAGGGCGATACCTTGGTTGAGATTGATACCGAATATTTAATCTGGAAGGCAGAGTATGACGAAGATGCCTATTCACAATCTATGGAGGTCTTCTAATGTTTACTGATGCACAGAAGTATGAACAAGGGAGGCGGTCAGCTCTCCTGATCGAGGATCGTGGGCATTTTGCTTATTCCTTGGCTCAAGCGTATTTACACGCTGATCCAAAGAATGCCATGCGATTGAGGGATGCATTCCCAGAGCTGTTGCAGATCGCCCCCATGGATGAAGAAAAGCAATTTAGCAAATCGTATTTTATTGAGCAGTTTCAAAACTATCTGGAGGGTCAAAGAAATGAAAAACTATGATGTGTATGTGCAAAGGTGCTTTACAAGCTATGTAGCGGTTCAGGCTAATTCTGCGGATGATGCCGAGGAGCTGGTGCGAGATATGTTGAACGCAAAGATGATTGACCCCAGCCAATGGGATCAATCTGATTTTATTGAAAGTGGTGAAGACATGGTTATAGAGGAGGGTGGTCATGCTTAGATGGAAGGTTTTAGTAATCTCTCAGGAGTATCGGGAGATTGAGGCGGACACAGCTAAAGATGCTGAAGAAAAAGCATTCAGGATGTATTCAGATGGAGAGATCATCCCACAAGCCTGTCCTGAATTTGTTTGTTGTTCTCAAATAAAGGAGCAAGAAAATGAGTTATGACTCAGATTACGAAAAGGTTTACATGGTTGAGTTTGAATCGGGCAGAACCATTTATACGAGTTTTTATGAAGTTCAAGAGGTAAAAGAATTTTGTGCCGATGAACACCCAAACGAAATCATTAAAGCAATTTACGAAGAAGTTTATGTTGCAGATAATGAGGAGATGAAAAATGCCTAATTGGTGCGATAACAATTTGACGATTACCCACGCTGACCCAAAGATGATTAAAAAGCTGGTCAAAGCATGGGAAGATGAAAAGTTTTTTAAAACGATCTACCCAGAGCCCGATTACTCGGTTACTCCCGTGGCTAGTTCATTCCCAGAGATCAATGCTCAGTTTGCCAAGACCGAGGAGGAAAAGGCTAAGGCTTTGGCTAACGAACCTACGATCCGTGAGGATTCATGGTGGGATTGGCGAGTCCAGAATTGGGGAACCAAGTGGGAGATTGATACTAAGGAAGTACAAGCTCCCCAGATCACAGATGAGGGCAAATCTCTTTTCTGTTATTTCAATACAGCATGGAGCCCAGCCCTTGGCATCTACGACAAACTGACCGAGCAAGGGTATGAGGTTGAGGCTTATTACTATGAGTCTGGTATGGCATTTTGTGGCAAATATACTTCCAAAGATGGAGATCAATGCACAACGATTACTCCTCCAGACGATCTCAATAAAGTAGAGCTAAACAAGTGGCTTAAAGAAAACATTTGTGCTGATATTTTAGAGAACATGGATATTTTGAGCTGTTATGACTGTGATGATTGGCAATTAGAGGAGGAAGATGATGAGTGAGTATTTTGAATATCTAAATGAATTACGGGACTCTGGTGAAACCAATATGTTTGGTGCTGGTGCGTATCTGGAGGCTGAGTTTGATCTTGATAGAAGGGAGGCTAAAAATATTCTGATGGCATGGATGCAACATTGTCGTGAGTCTGTTTAGCATTATCTTCAAGCCGATCCGCTGGGTCGGTTTGGGGGCTAATGTTAGCCAATTAACTGCTAGGAGGTCTTATGACTATGAAGAAATACAGGGCATATGCAACGATCAGCTATGACCTTGTTTGTGAGTTTGAGGTCGAAGAAGATGAGGATGCTTTTGCGTATGCAAGAGATTATCTCGATGGTGGAGATTTCAAAGAGATTGATGGGTCTTCTGATTGGAAAGTGTATGAAGTTGAGGAGGTCGCATGACGATCATGGTCGGTAATGTTGCCATTGGTGGTAATGAGTCCATCTTCTGGATGAATGATCAGGCTGTCAGGATGGTGCGCTCTGAGTTGCAGTATCAGGCAAATATTGTGATCGACAATGAATATGATGGTTCTGATGATTGGTGGAATGCAGTCCGCTGTCCAGACCCAGACTTATATTTCAATACCACTATCTGGGATATCAATGTCTGGATCGAGGATGACGGGCACGGGGATATAGTGAAGGTAACAGCGTATCCCGTATTTAAAGATGACAACGGGGAATTAGAAGGAAACACCAGCGTCTGGATTTCTTTGGAGTATCAAAGCGATATAGTGCCTAATAAAGCATCAGAAGAGGAGGATAAAAATGATAACTAAAAAACAGATTGAAGATGCTGGTTACACAGTTTTAACCAAGGGTGGTTGGTTCTATGTAAACCCTGAGATTATCCCTCATGATTGGCATGATGTATGCAAAGACTTTGGGATTGACGAGGGTGCTAAAGGTGCATACCTTTGTATTGTTGGGGTTAAAGAAGATAACGAAGGAGATGAAAATGACTGATACAAATTGGAATGATGGTATTGCCAATGATATTAGCTCAGCGTTATGCGATATGTATGACATACGCAATGCTCTGTCTGACAAGATCAAAAACAAACCTAAAGATGCAGATGGCACCGACACAACGATTGGCGATTGCTTGGATTCTGTTATTGAATTTTTAGAAGATTTAGAAAGGGCAAAGAATCATGCGTAGATACGGAGTTACTATTCAATTTACGGGCTCTGCTTATGTGGAGGTGGATGTCCCCAACGGGGAAGATCCAGAGGACTATGCCATGGATGCCATTAATCACAAAGATGTAAGGAAGTGGGAGATGGAAGCGATTGATGTTGATGAAGTGGATCCAAACGAATGAACCTAAAACTATTTGGCGGTAAGGTGCCGATCTATACGGGCACAACAGTAGAGCTGGTGGATTTTCCCTCTAAAAAGATCTTTGATGGTCTTTTTGAGAGGAGTCCTCCAGAGAATCGAGATAAGTATTGGGTCATTCTCAAGGCAAGGTCAAAGGGCCATTCACTTGAAGAAAGTGGCAGACCCTATGCCTATTCCAGAGAACGGGTCAGGCAGATTGAGGCAAAGTTTTTGCGGGGGATGACAAAAGCGTTTTCTTTAGCGACTGACTCGCTTTAAAGATGCCGACTCGCATATGGTAGTCATTAAAATCTTCACCGACTGTATCACTAAGCCAATAAGGCTTGCCTGTGTCTTTGGCGATTCGTTCTCCGACACCAGAGGGGTCGTTGTCAGCGACAATGATCCCATCCCTGATGTGCCTACTTACCTCTTTCATGTTGGATGCGGAAAAGCAAACATGGATGGTATATCGCATTTTATTGGCTCGCATTACGGCTTGGATCGAGAGTCCCGTAGCAAGCCCCTCGCACAGGATGGGAATCCCCTTTGCATCCATGGTAAAAGTTGCCCCCTTGGTGGTCTGACCATACAGGAACTTTTTATCCCCCTGGTCATTGATGAGCTGGCATCCCACTATTCTTCCCTCCCTCCGCATGGCAATAACCAATAACAGGGTGCCATCATTATCCCAGACGGGCATCTGCTCATCTGCAAATCCCTTTGCTTTGAGGTATGGATGCTCTTTGGCTTGGGTCTGGTGCATGATCCAGCCAGCTTTGGCTGATGCTTTGGCAGCTAGACGATTCCTCTGGGCATCCGCCTCATCCCTCTGCCTCATAAGGTAAGGTGAAAGCGTATTTTCCCCTTTGTTTTTCCAAATAGCTGGCTTCTCCATGGTTGCCCAATTCTGCACCCAAGCTACATCACCCATGTATTTGTATCTGCCATTACGTTTACGGGGATGATCCTCTGTTGGGGTTGATACCCATTTGAACGGGATCACATTGTCAATGATCAGTCCGTGCTGTCTGGCAAAATCCTCAAACCTCATTTTTTTTTGCCTCGTGTTCTTTTAAGTTTTCTTTTGCAAGCTCTGTTATGAAATCTTCTTCTTTTATGCCTAACTTTTTTGCCAAATCTAATTGGGCTTGAGTAATAACAAACTGATATACAGTTTTCTCTTCTACTTTCAATTTAATTGTTTTAAATTTCATGCTGTTTCCTTATTTCTAATGTGCATTTATCGCCTAATGCTTTGCGTTCTACCGAAACCTCGCAAACATCAATGCTTTTAAGTCTTTTAGCAATAAACAAACAAAGGTTTTCTAATGTTGGAGTTCCCAGATCTGGCACATTATCTAGTAGCTCATGGTCTAAGGCATAGCGAATAGCATCTACAGCATGTTTTATATGCCCAAAATCCCTAACCATGCCGTTTTCATCGGGCTCTCCCTCTATAGAAATACTAGCGTGGTATGTATGACCATGTATGTTTTTAGATTTAATGTTGTCATAAACATTGACTGCCCTTTCAAGTGTATGAGCTGCATCAAAGAAAAAAGTTTGCGTAAGTTTCATAGTAATCGTCCTTGTTCAGCTTGCATAAAATTCCATGTAATGGGTGCGTTGTGAGACTCTATTCTTGTTCTCATTATTTGAGCTCTTGCTTCTTTTGTTGGTGGTAAATAATTCCCGTTCTTCCAATGCTTATCTATCCCAACATTTCTACCAATATTGGTGCTGTCCGTAGAACTAAAAGGTAATCTTGTAAAAATAGCTGGATTTAACATTCTTAATCCGTGTAATTTACAGATCGGTCTGCCCAGGTCATCACACAAAATTCGCATTGCAGAGCTCATTCTTGACCACCAATTTTTGGTTCCAACAGTTGCATACTCACCTGAGCTTCCGATACAAACACGAACATAATTATTGGATAATTGCTCCAATCTTTCTAAAGACTCATGCATATGCCATACAGGAGAACCAAACCAATTTGGTAATGGGCA